AGTCCAACTACTAATAGTTTGTACAACAGCGCCGACCGCCCCAACCATAAACGCGGCTGACGCGGACTGAGACCCATGAGGTAATTCTGAAAGATGCAAAATCGGAGCATACTTATTAACTACCCTTCTGAGTTCAGTATTTATAAAACTTATTCTACGCATCCGGTCGTCCCCTTTACGTATCCTAAGCTTCTTATCATTCGGCTCTGTTTTAATGCATCCCCAATCTAAAACTTTCCCTTGAGGGGTAAGAATAGACCATCCCCAACCAGTCATTGATGGGTCGTGACACATAACTGTAACTTTATATTTCTTACGCCGTTTCATTTACTATCTTTTTACCCACCCAAATATCTACCGTATGTATTATTACACAATCCTTTCGTTCTCTTCTATACTGCATAATAAGTTTTTGTTCTTTTAAAGACTTAAACATTTCTTTTGCCAACCTATACGTAACAGCCTTTTGTGGTAAAGTTTTATCAACACTACATTGTGTCCTATGCAAAAGCAATTTAAATTTTTCTTCATATACTATACGAGGAGTATAATTTAACAATTTTTCTACAAACTTTAATATCTTTAGTTTAGTTTTATCTTTCATCGCACCTTCTTTTTTCTCTTCTTTTCAAATTTCTTCTCGATACCTGTCCAAACTTCAATCACTTGATTACATAGCTTTCGTTCCAGATTCTTATCTTCTACCACATCTATTGCCTTCTCCAATGATTGTCCCATCTTCATATCTCGAACCATATATGTAGTGTTCTTTGTAAAGTCTTTTACATATTGTAAATTCTGACGAATGTCATCAATACCATAAGCAAAATCAATAGTCAATGGAGCAACTCTATTTGGATGCCAAATAGACGACTTATATACTTCAACGTCTGTCTTTATTCCTATAACTCGCTTAACCTCTTTACCATGTATATTAATTTCTTTCCACATTTTACTAGTAGATCTCATATGTAATCTAAGACTCGCATAAAAAGGGATTCCTTTACCACCTGGTGTCACCCATTTTTTCTCAAATGCTACCGCCCCCACATTCTCCCGTATCTGATTTGAAGCAATCATTAAATAATTTTTCTTTTTAATGATTCGGCACGTTTTTCTTAACTGCTCACTAAACTCTTTCGCTCGACGAGTACCCATTTTATCTTCACTTCCCATCTCTAATTCTGTGGACAACGCAGCTAATGAATCTGCAAAGATTCCATTAATACCACTTCCAATAGGCTCCCATTTACGAACTGGTTCAAATACTTCAGTAACAGTATCTGGTACAGAATAATCTATGTTATCAATATGTAAATCAAATATTTCAGCAAACTTTTTATCAAGACGAGCTTCAGGATCTTTAAACATAACATCCCCTCCTAACCTATGTACACCTCCTGCAATTTCAGCTAGTAGTACCGTCTTACCGCTACTTTCAGGACCAAAAACTTCAACAAAAATCCCTCCAGGGATACCTCCCCCTTTAACTCGTCCACCGGAAATTGCCAAATCTAAAAGAGTAGATCCAGTTGAAACCATTTTCTCAATATTCCCATGTAGTCCCCGTGATCTCTTTAACTTAGAATCATTAGAAACTTTAGCTTTTATTTGATCGCTAATTTTACTTTCCTTTCTCGTAAACATCAAATAAGTTTAATATTTCTGAAACAAAATCTTCTGGTAAGTTCCTAGATAATAAATCAACGCGAATCCCTTTCTTAAATTCCTCTAACGACTTATCTTCTTCCCCTACTTTTCTATGATTCATCTGATACTCTAAATATATCTTTTCAACGACCGCCTTAAATATCTTATCTTTATTCAAGTGGCGCTTCTTTAACCAGTCAGATACAATTGATCGCAGTAAAAACGACCTACTAATAGTTCTATTTAATCCAATCAGTGTAACAAATGCGTCCATCTCATCACTCGCGTAAAACCCAATAAGTCTATTATATTCCTTTTTAGAATCATTGGGTATTGTGAATACTCGACTCATAGTTTAAATTTATTTACTTTTAATACTTTTCATTAACATCACCACATTGCTCACGCAACGAGCAATCATCACAGTCATCATACTCGTCAAAGTCCTTACCAAACTTATATCCTTCTGGGCATTCATCTTTCTTACCCTTCTTATTCTTTGATCCTCCACGAGTTATTTTTTTCTCCTTTTCCTTGCCTTTTTTACCCGCACTTTTCTTCTTCCTATCCTTCTTCTTTTTAGACGTTTTAACGTCGTCATCACCCTCACCGGTATCATCATCCTCCTGCTCTAAAAACTTCGCCTCAAGATCCTTATATGAAAGCACAGTAAACACTGTATCCAAATCTGGTGAGTCCTTCATTATGGATTCTTTATATCCTTTCTTTCTATCCTCAAAATCAATCCTACTCGCCTTTGGATATTTGTTCTTCCCTTTCCCACCGAAAGTCTCTTCCGAGAATCGAATCTTCAATGTCTTACCATCCTCAGGATCTGGGAATATTTGATTATCTGAGTCTTCATCCATTTCTTCGTTCAACTTTTCCTGAAAGCAAAATTGACTGATATCCCATATATGCATCTCCTCGTCGTACTCCTTATTCTTCTTAGGAATTACAACGTATAAGTTACGATCAGATGTTTTACCAACTACCTCTTTCCATTCAACCCCATCCTTTAGTTCGGCCTCTCTATATTCACAAATTGGACATTTTTTACCAACCGATCTTGGACAAACAACTGACTCAGTTTTTGCACCAATTGAATGGTGTACTTGTATCGGGCGCTTATACCATGGGTTACCCACATGAGCAGACTCAGGATCGTCGGGATTCATATCTAAATGCTTTTTATCAGATACTATGTAAGGAATAATATCTACATACGTACGATCCTTATTGGCCTTCTCTTTAAATTGTTTCACGCCATCAGGAAGAACCAAATACCCATAGCCTTTTCTTTTGTCTTTTTGGCGCTGGGTATCCCTCGCTATGTTTGCACCAAATCTACTTTTACTCTTTCTCTTTTTTGACATAACCTTTTCGTTTAAAATTAAAATCTATTACTACTGTCATTATAGCGTGTGTAATAAAATAAAACCACACCCATAATATACAAGGTATAACTATTATCACAATTGCTACACCAAGAATAATTTGCATTATAATCTGCATTATAATTTGTAAGCTATCAATCATTTCTTTTCCTACTTATTTTAACCCCCTTGTCCACCCTTTTTTGCCTTTCTTTTTTGGCAGTTACAGTATTCAAATCTCGAGGTACAGAAGGCCCCGCAAAATATTGCTGACCTAACAACCTAACCATATTTTCTAAAGCATCTTTCCTCTGAGAACATGCTCGAACTGCCCCTTCAGCCATCTTCTTTTCATATTGTGCTTCAATCAATTTTTTCCGAACACTTCTATATTCCTTATCCTTATGGATTGTACTCAAAATTATTGACTCAGTCAACTTTTCAAGGTTATGCAATTTAAACTTCTTAGGATTCAATCGAATATCCTTATCCAGCTCAGACTTCACTATTCCTTTCTTCTCCATTATGATCTCAACCGTCTTCTCCGCTTTGGCTACCAAGGCAGTGTACTTCATCATTAATTTTGGCTGCTCTAACCACTCAACGTCAAGTGCACTAGAGTCAATATACATATCATCTTCGTAACTCATTTTTTACAACGTTACCGTTACTTAATAGTTTCAAAAAATGGAATACGATTTTTTGACTGTATCATTTTATTATACTCCATTTCGGACTTAGCAGATGCCATAATTTTACCAGACACATTAGCTGCTTGCTTAGCTTCGTCTAACCCCAAATTACCATTTCTCATATCATTATAAACGAGTAATAAATCATCTCGTAATCCTACTACATTTGATACTTTAACTAATGCACTTTTTTGAACACTCTGCGATACTTTTCTTTGTTTTCCCCTCGCCATTTTTTATCTTTTTCTTTATCCCGCACACTAGACATAACTTTATCTTTTAACTACTGAATAACACGCAAAAACTAATCCCAAAAATCCTATGTTGTATAAAGGTTCCCAAAACTCCTCAATGATTAAAGCGGCCTGATCATTCTCACTTCCCAATAACATAGACTGAGCATATCCCAATACATGCCTCCTAATTGATTCCGCTTCCTGATCCTTCAATCCTTTCAAAAGTTCACGAACTTTACTCCATGCCACACCATTCGCTAATGCTCGACATAATTCAATTGATAAACTCTGCTCCTCAGCCGCTTGTTTAGCTGCTTTCAATTGTTTACCTGGAGATAACTTAATTATCTTATCCAACACTTGAATAGCATTACGAGCATGCCCGAATGAGTCCCGTATTATTTGTTCTAAAACTTTCCGCTTTACTTTAACTTTTTCCTTCTTTATAATTCGCTTTAACACTTTAGTCATCTCAGTATCGTTGAGGACCTTCATTTGTAACGAAATACAACGCCCCCTAATAGTTGGTAAAAGTTTATTTGGTTCAGTAGTACAGAGAATGAAATAAGTTGACCTTGGAGGATCTTCAAGTAACTTTAACATAGCATTTTGAGCGTCACTTGTCATCTTATGAATCTCATCTATTAAGAACACCCTAGGCCCTCCACCAGTGGTATTAAATCTTGAGTTTCGATTCATCTGTCTGACTGTGTCTATACCCCTGAAAGTTGCATTATCTATCTCTGTTAGATCTTCGTCGATACACCCTAGTAGATTCGATATAATCCTAGCCACTGTAGTCTTCCCGCACCCCGTAGGACCATGAAGCAAAAAAGCGTTTGGTACCTCCTTTCCTTTTAGCACTATTTCAGATAAATAATCAATCACATCTTCGTTACCAACAACTTCGTCAAATGAGATCGGTCTGTACTTATTATATAAATTCATATTTTATTTATAATACTATTTCACTTCGTTTTAACTATATTTATATTTCCTCCTTATGATACCAACTTTTATCTACTGGTGAAGCCTCCGCCTCTATATCTAGAGGTACAATTATCCACTTCCATTCCTTCAATAAATCAACACAAGTCACTCGTTTTACTAACTTCAATAAATTTTCAAGTTCATCTGGGTGTGTATCAAAAATAATTGAATCATGAATCTGCCCAATTAATTTTGTATCCCAATCCTTTATTAACCTACTACACTCAATAAAAGACCACAGTAAACAATGGAATGCTGCCCCTTGTACAGGATAGTTAATTACACTATTCCTATCCATCACACCGGAACATCTAAAACCAGTTAACATATCCAAATAACCATTCTTCTGATACTTTCGCCACCACTTCTCCCTCCAATCATTATATACTGGAAATCTGTCGTTCCAAAAATGGTCTTCAATCACCTTTAAATGCTTTGTAAACGTCCCAAGGGATATTATACCACTCTTACGAAGATCTTTCGCTAAGTGCCTTCCCTTCAAGTCT